CCGCCTTGATTTGATAAAAATAGCTATCTGCTCTTAACGCATCACTTTGAACATCCGTAACTTTGAAAGTTACTATCCCGCTATCATCGCCATTAGTAATGCCGGACCCTTCGGTTAACGCTAATTGTGGGGTACTCTTATTGGTAGATGTATAAATCTGAAGAGAAAAAACATAGCCTGTTAAGTCAAATGCAGCAGCAGCAGCATCTACAAAAGTAATGGTGAAATTATTGTCATCCCCTTTTCGGCCTTCCCATTTCTTATTAACTGATAAATCTGTTATTATGCTCATTTTAAACTATTTCTATTCCTATTGTATCGCTTGCAGCCCCTTTAATTCTTAATAAATGCGTATTATCATCAACGGTAGCAAACAATTTATCACCCGTTGTATACAATCTTAAGCTATCATCAGCAGCTCCATCAGTATTAAACTTAACGTTCCCTGCTCCTAACACTACCGTAATTGCTAGTGTATAAAAAGGGGATGATTTAGCCCCTGCATTAATTACTATAGTGTGTTCGCTTGTATCATCTAGCGTAATTAAATCAGGGATGTTGGTTAGTGTTTTTGTGACTGCCATTTTCTTATATTTTTAAACTGAAAAAAAGTTAAAGCCTGTTCTCTCGGCTTGTTTGTTGTTATTGTCGTATAAAGGGTAATTAGACCCTTCTTGGATTAAATATTTTCTTAATTCTGCTTGATAGTTTGCCCCTATTCCCTTCAATTCTGAAGCCTGAAGCCTGATTTGTTCGGTACTAATTGGCGTACTGTTAGGCTGTGTTTTCTGAACGACTCCAAATCGTGTAAAATGCACAGGATTTTGAACTACAAAACGTGATAACATATAGTACACTACTAACGGCTTAACCCCTGCAAACTGAATTGTGTTGCCACTATAGGTATAATTAACACCGTTTAGTAACTTCTGATAATCAGCGTATTTAGCGTGCCCGGTGTTAATAAAGTCGTAATATAAGGCATCTCCCAACATAGGCTTAAGATCGAATTGTTGAGCTTCCTCAATATAGATGTCTAAGCGAGGGTAATCAATGTCAGCTATAGGCCGATATTTTTTAATGTCCTCTTTGGTAATAAGTAACATATCATTCGTATTTTAAAGGATCAATTAAAAAATTATCTGGCAATTCTCTGTACCAATGCTTAGCAATTTTCTTAAAAACTCTGCTTAATATGTCTCTTCTGCCTTTTGTAACGCTATTGAAATATTTAAATGACTGCTCCATTTGATCCTGATTGAACATTCCGCCCTCTGGAAGCACTCCGAGTATTTCAGCAGGCATTGAATAATTTTCTCGAATAGAGTTTTTAACGTTTTTTGCTGTAAACTCAAACATCTTATCAACATTTGGCAATGAAACAGAATCAAATAAACTGTTTGCTTGACCGTCTGGATTCTCAGCGACCATTATACGACTACCTCCAGCTCCTTTATGTCTGTTTATTTTGTTTTCAACACCGATCTTCTCAGTATCATCTTTAAACGTACCAGGGTACTTAAACACAGTAGTACCAACAAAGCCCTCTTGAATGTTAGATAGCTCATAAACGCCAATTTCACTTTGCGTTTGTGCGTTATCAAACACAGGGTCAAATGTCGCTAATGGATAGGCATCTTTAGGCGTTAAATAAAGTAATTGGCCTGGGTGATTTGCCCAACCTACTTCTTTAATCTCTCTTTCAATGTTTAAAGGATTGAAAATAGGGTAATTAAGGATATTAATGGAGTTGTTAGGGGTCTTGTTGAAATCCCGCTCCCAGTTATCAGAGAATTTAATGTTATTTACAAACCCTTCATCATCTTGAATCCCCAATCGAGCGTATTTAAACTCGATTGGGGTAATAGAATTGATCTTATAATTAAGATTGTAGGTAACATGAAAAACCGCACCATCAAATAAAGAATGATCGTTTGAAATCAGCTTTAAAATATCATCAGCCGTTTGGCCTTGATTGTTGAATATGGTTGCTTTTAATATTGGGTCAATAAAGCCGTTACCTGATGTAAATTCACCTAGCTTTTCAACGGCTGATCTTAGTGTATAAGACCTGTTTTTGATTTCCTCCGCTCTTTGAGGGTAAAGGTTGTCATGATCATACGACTGGACGCCATCAACACGATTGATGAAGGTCGGTACTCGTTTGATATAAGGTTCATTACGGGCATAGATCATATTACTCTTTATTTAGAGCTTTTAGATTTCTTCTTAGGCTCTTGTTTTGGTACTTCTTCCTGTGTGACTGTAAGTACTCTTGTATTATCTTTCCACTGCGTTTTTAACGCCTTAATGAAATCAGCGTCCAATTGATCTACCTCAATTACTTGGCCTACTTCATCAATCCAAACACGCTTCTTTTCTACTCCGTCAATCTTTACTATCGCTGGCTTCATTCTTAACTTTATTAGTTTCGAAATACTTTTCAAATTCCTTATTACGTGCAACCGCTCTTTTATAAAGAGAAGGGTCTTTTAGTAAGGAGTCAGAAGTAATAACTCCAACCCCTTTTACTATCAGCTTACCAATGTTTTTCTTAAGTTTCATTGTAGCGTATTTTAAGGCTCTAGTGCTATAATTAAAGCTAGTGTAGTAGCGTAATCAGTGTCGAACAATGTCTGAGGTAATTTAGCCTCGTTTGCCACTTCGTCACTAGCTAGTACTAATGTATAAGCTCCGTTATTTTCTCCGGTACTCTTCACCTGACCCGAAGTTAAAACAAGTCCTTGATTCAATCCGTATACCTCAAACGAGTTTGCATTTTTACCGTTATTTTCCACGATAACTATGAACCGCCCTAGTGCTAAATTTTGAACTTGGTTTTTTATAACCTGAGTTATCCCGAAAATCGTTAATCCAGTTTGATGCTTAAACAACGACTGACCAGAGTCTGGAACAATTAGTTCCTGTACACCCGATACGCTGTTTCTAAAGCCTTCAAACTTAAAAGCTGTCTTACTAGCTGCTAATGTTATATCCGTTAACAGGTTGTCAAGCGTTCCATCCTCAACAACTGCCGTTACATCACCATGATTCAGTACCCAGATACGAGCGTTAGCCCCTCCCTGTAAGGGGTTTTCACAATCGTATGTGACTCCTGCTATTATTTCTCCACAAGGCATATTTATAAGGGGTTAATTAAGCTGAAATTTCTCGGGTGCATATTCTAACGGCTGTGCCATCAAAATAGCCTACTACTGTTGCAAACTGATTTGCAGGAACGGTTACCGTTCCACTCGACTCAAAGCCTGTGCCTAAAGTTACAATTCGTTGCGTTGCATCTGTTTCAACCATAATAACTACTTTGTCAAATAGCTCTAATTCGGAAACATCAGCGTTAATAGTCATTGCGCCTGTTAATTGAGCGTATTTGACTCTGTTCTCACTCACTCCCACAAGTGTCAACGCTGAAGTTGCAGCGTAGACTGGGGCTTGGTCGTTAATGGTCTGAAAATCCATCTTGTTATGACCTGGCTTATTTTCTATATTTCTAGACATTTTCTTATTATTTATTAATCTGTGTAGTAAGTTAAATCTTCGCCTATCTTGATTTGCGTATCAGCTCCCATCTTCATTTTGAAGAAAAATTCATCAGAGTAGTTATTCAATCTATCAACTTTGATAGTATCAAAATCATTAGTTGCTGTAAGTCCTAACCAAATGTTGGACATTCTTGAAGTCCCTCCAACAGTACCAAACATTTTGTTTCCTGTCAAACCAATCAATGGAACAAGTGTCTTGCTCTTGAATGTTTTAGCAATGGTTTGTGTTGGGTCCGGCCCTTTATTAGATAGTGCTATAACTGCTGACTGGTATAATTCCCATGCTGCAATTGGCATAAAGATTTTATAGTCTGGATTCTCTCTGGCTTCTACTCTTGTAGCATCGTACACTTTACCGATTTCTGCGATAATGTTAGATACCGTTAAAGTAGTCCCTGTAACATCTACCACGTCACCATCAGCAGCAGCCCTTACTTGTAGGCCGTTGAACTTATCTAGTGGAGCAACGCCCGAAACCTTGTCACCTTGCCAGATTGCCTTGCCCATATAAGGTGCAACACCGTTCTGACCGTTCATAATTTCATCCATCATAGCTACTTGAGCCTCAGGAGGAAGTTCTGAATAAACAAATTCACCTTTTGGTTGTGCAAACTCCCAAAAATCCCTGAACTCATTCGGG